TGCTGCGCCAGTCCTGACATTGACAAGACTGCTGCCAGGTCAACATAAGCAACATCATTCCCTTTTTTCTTCATATCACATCCTCCCAGCAGCACCACAGACAGTGCCATAATGATCATATAAAACGTAAAAAACTGACGGGTTTGCTCTCTCATTCTTTAGAACTTCCTTTAAATACGGTTGTAGAGGGCAGGCCTTCCCTGCGGCCTGCCCGGATTATGTTTAGAAGCTCACCTTCAGACCCAGCATGGCACTGCTGTCGCTGTAGCCTTTGTCTCCCACCTGTTGAGCAACGTTACCCCACAGGTTGACATTTCGACTCAGTTGGCCGTCCACACCAACCTTCAGCTCGCCAACGTTACGGGTGCCAGCCTGGTTCACGCGCACGCCATTCAGGGTGGCGCCGAACGTCTCTGTGTTGTGGATCCAGTTAGCTTCAACAAACGGCTCGAAGGTTCGCTCTTTTCCATCGTCCAGCGCACTATGTCCTTTGATGAATGCGCGGGCCCCTAAGCGAGTCTGAATATTCCCGTCCCCTTCACCAGATACTCGGGTACCGTTACTTTCAGTAATGTCGTCGGCCTTAACGCCCATCCAGATAACCTGGGCTTTAGGCTGAATGTAGTAAGCTGTCCGCTCATCACGTTCACCCAGTTTCCAGGTATATCCTCCTTCAACCGATGCCGTGAAACCTTTCGATTTGTAGCTTTCGCTGCCGGCAGACTTTCCGCTTACGGTATTATCAAACCAGTTGTACAGCAGCCAGGTATCTACCCAGGCACCGGTCTTGGATTCGTTATCCTGAAGCCAGGTACCGTACAGGCCAGCACTGTAACCACTGATACTGCCATCTGCCCGGTTACCGTTAACGTGGTTACGCGCGTTGCTCTTCTGGTTTGCATAGCCCGCCATTACGCCGAGGTGATAGCGGTTTTCACCGTCGTCACTCCATTGCGCAATATCCCCGCCCATCTGCATCACATATCGGTTCGACTGGGTGTTCAGCTGTCCACTGCTGTCCTTCGAGCGAGTGTGACCACCGACGTTACGCAGCCACATACTGGTGACCTTTTTCTCGCCTGTAAGAGCATCAACGTAGTGAGTTTCGCCCAGACGATCGTGAAGCCTGTGTGTGAACAGTGTGTTAGCGGCAGCCATATTTACACCATACAGACCCGCTTCAGGGCGGACCCAACCAGGCTTAGTCTGGTTGCCGGTATCCGTACCTGTTCCAGAATCAGTATCTGGGTCTGTCCCTGGTTCAGGATCTGGATCCGGGTTGACGGGATCAACCGGCGTTGTATCACCGCTAACCAGATACCAGTTTCCACTTTTACTGCCCTGGCCACGGGTCAGAACATAATCGTAAGCTCCGGCCACAATACGTCTGGACTGAGTAAATTCCCCGTCCGACTTACCGCCGACCGTAATTAACTCAATCCCATTGAGGGTGGCAGCGCCACTTCCGCCCGCATTGGTAATGCTGACGGTGGTATTGCCGCTGGTTGATCCGCTAACAACCATTCGATCGGTGGCCGAATTATCGTCACCCAGCACGGTATTAAAGTTTATGGTTCCGTTATTACCAACATAGTCTCCAGTCACATTGAGTGTGTTCCCGGCGCTGCCGCCCGACTGACCAATCATCACCGTACTGTTGTTGGTCAGGTTGCCACCCACAGTGAATTGCAGTGGGGTAGCATTTACGACGCCATAGTCTCCCAGCACAAAAATGCCCTGGTTGATAACATCGCCTGCCGTACTGCCGTATCCCCCAAAGACCGCGCCACGAGCCACGTTTACAGCCGATGAAGCCAGCGTAACCGCGTTTTCAGCATCACCCAGGGTGAGTATGCCGAGATTAACGTTTGTATTACCGGTGTACTGCGCTGCAGACTGAGTCAGCGTCACGTTACCCCGGCCATCTTTAACCAGATCCCCTGTACCGGTGATATGGTTTTCAACCGTCCAGGCAGCCACATTGTTCAGTACCAGGCTACCGTGGTTCTCAATGTCGGCCTTACCGGTTTGCCCAGGCCCCTGAGCAGTGAGTTTTGCTCCACTCTCCACCGTAAAGAGGCCCGAGAATCCGCTGTTATCTGCTGCCAGAGTGATATCTGCACCGTCCTTAAGTACGACACCACCGTTTCCTGCCAGCGTTTTCGCCAGCGCACCTGAGACACCGTCGTTCAGCGTCAGCGTATCGTTAGCAGACGTCGTCGTGACGGTTCCACTGTTACCCAGCCCCCCTACATCGTTAAGAATGACGTTTGTGCCGCCATTCAGGGCAACATCTCCGGTATAACCAGTATTCGCGCCATCGACATGAAGTTCACCGGAAAGGACCTCCAGCTCACCCGCCCCCATCAGGGTGCTACCCGCAATTGTTCCGGCATCATTTATGCCTCCCGCCCGCTGCGCGTCGCTAAGCGTAAGATGACTGCCTTCGTTAAGCATCACTTGACTACCGGCCTCAGTATTCAATGCGCCTGCCGTCTGGGATGAACCGTTCATATCCAGCACAGAGCCTGCTGCGACGTTCATAGCTGACGTCAACCCCAGCGCATTGTCTGCATCGAGGCGCAACGTTCCGCTATCTACACGGGTGACGCCGGTGTAGTCATTGCCGCCATTCGACAGGCTCACGGTTTGGGCACTGCCTGTATCTATGGTCAGATCGCCGCTGCCAGTCACCTTCACGCGCAGATCGGTCTGTAGCCCCTGAGCTTCTGGCCCAACCGCAAGTTTCAAGGCACTGTCGCCCGTTCCCATAAGCTCGACTTCTTTCAGACCATAGGCGATATAAAGCCCGTCGCTCGTGATACCGTCGGAACTACTTACCATCTGGTAATCCCAGGTCCCCTTCGCAACAGTGTTACCGTCCTGAACGATGTCCAGTTGCTGCACATCACTGATAACGTTGCCGTCTTCATCCACCAGGTTAAGTTGGCCGCCCGTTCCTGTGACCGCACCGTCTGCCCCGGCAAGCTGAACCAACGTAGTGGAGTCATCCTGCTCCATCAGCGATTTTTTATTGAGGCTGGCAGGAACATGGTTAATGACGCCCCCGCCCAGCGTGACCTGAACGGTACCCTTACCACCGAGATCAAGCGTGCCATCGGTAGACGTGATGATGTGATTGTCCGCAATGATATCGCCCGGCATGACGGCCCCGAACTGAACGATGCCCCCGTCAAAGGTCAGGCCGCCCAGATGCTGCTCGCCCGTACCGACAGTGACCACGCTTCCACTCCCGGCGACCAATGTGGCATTCGTCAGAGACGCGGTGTTATTACCTTCCAACTGGTAATGGCTGGTTCCGAGTTTTACGGTTCCTGCAAAATCACTCCCGGTATTGGCGGTGAAGGCAAAATCAGACTGTGAGGAATCAAGACTGACCGATACCAGACCCTGACCGGTGAGACTTGGGTCAAAGGTAAAATCTCCCGCGAGAGTTGGCTTCACTGCCAGCTCACTACCGAGCTCTATATCGACAGCACCGGCACCAGTTCCATCATCAGTAAGAACAAGCGCTTCCTCGAGGGTCAGGAGCGAGTTATTTTTCAATGCTACACGCTCAAAATTCTGAATCGTTGACGCACTGGCCAGACGGTGCACGGCGGCATCGAACACCAGGGTGTCGTTGCTGCCTTTACCACCATCGAGCAGATTAAAGACGGCTCCTCTCCCTTTCACCGTAAAGATGTTGTCACCGCTACCGGCAATAATGCTGTCCGCACGGGCCGTACCTGTCAGGCTGACGTTATTGTTTCCGTCCCCCAGAGTGGCGGAGCCTGTCAGCGTACTGGCGTCATCGAGGTAGAGACTGTTATTGCCGTTATTGAGTGCAATAACCCCCTGGATAACACCCCCGGAACTATTGCGCATGACGGTATCGACACCGTCATCAAAGGCCATAGCCAGCGCCGTGTCTGAGGCAGCGATGATGGCACCGGTATTGATAAAAGTTCCGACCTTCGCGGCATCCACCACAGCCGTAGTGGTGGATGCAGAGCGCAGAACACCGGCCTGTTCAACCTGGTTCGCGTGATTATTCACCACCAGTGCGGACCCACCGTCTGCTGCTGTCACATTCACGTTGACAGCACTTTTCACCATCGCACCGTCTGCCGTGTTAGCCAGAATACCGGTCCCACCTTTGGCAAAGAGATTAATGGTCAGGCCAGAAGAGTTGGATAAATCCAGGTTATTATTGGTAATGCCGCCGTCCGCAGCCATGAACGCGAGTCCCGTGCCGTTTCCTGCCACGTTAATCGTGCCGCTGTTCTGTTGCGCCAGCGTGGCTGATGTCCGAACGCCTTTACCGTCCTGCACATTAATAGTGGTATTGTTGAGTTGAATACCGGCAATCTCAGCCCGGTTTTCAATCCCGTTTCCGCTTGCCCCCACGGCGTTCACATCAATTCGCGCACCGTTGACGACAAGCCCTGCGGCACCAGTATCCA